CTGCAGCTGGTGCAGAGGAAGTGCTCCCAGTAGATATCGGGGGAGTCAACACCCAGCGCTTTGCCAAGACACTTTACTCGACACCTGGAGAGCAAGCAGACATAGCCCAACGAGCTTTGGAAGGCAGACAGCTCCAACAGGGGCCAAGGATGCAAGCCAAGCTGGAAGAGCAGCTCACAGCTGGCAAAGACCCCCAAGTCTTTGCACGTGAGCAGGCAGCTTTGCGCAAGGAGCAGCTGAACCCTGAGTACCAGAAAGTCATGGACATGGGTTTGCCAGAGGGGCTGAACCCTGAGCTTAGGCAGCTACTGGATGCTGACCCAAGGATGGCTGAGTACTACCAAGCTGCACGCAATAGGGAGACTAGCCGCAGAGGCAACCCTGACCCTGGTGATTTCGCTGGGAACATGAACTTGCGCATGGTGGAGACCGCACGTAGAGGCTTATCTGGCGAGGAGCGCAAGGCCCTACGAGCTGGGGATATGGATGAGGCAGAAAGCTTAGGAACCTATAGACGTAGGCTGATGGAGCAGGCAGATACAGCTGTACCTAGATATGGTGAGCTCAGGGGCCAAGGCTTTGACTCTCGCAGGCTGGAAGAAGTAGCTTCACAAGCAAAGAAGGATTTCTATCGGGCACGCCCAGAGATTATGCGTGATGACTTCAATAAATTAAATGATGTGGAGAAAGACGCATACCGTGCTGGCTTTGTCAGGGAGTTTAATGCCTACCTCGACCCCAAGATAAGTGACTCAGCCACTAAGGGGAACATTGCACGCTACATTGACAAGAAGAGCCTTAAGGAGCGCATAGAAATTTTGTTTGATAGCCCTGAGCAATTCGCACGCTACTGGGAATCAGTGCTAGTGGAAGCTCGTAGAAGCAAGAGCTACATCTCGACCATTGGAGATGCTACACGCAACACCCAGCAGATGCAGTCAATGGCTGCAGACAATTTAGTTGACCCAAGCCCATTGGATGAAGCCATTCAAGGTACTAACTTCCTTGGGCGTATGCGTGACCTCAGCAACGTAATGCAGACCAGGGAAGCGAAGCGAGTTGCCGAAGCTTTTGGGCCACAGTTTTACGGTAGTGGACTTGACAATACAATGGGCCTGCTAAATGATGTCGAGTTAGCCCAGCAGATGAGAAACTACTATAACCTGGGCAGAGCAGAGCGCATGGGGGGTACAAGGGCTGCAGTTCAAAGTTTGTTGGACTAAATAAGTTAACCGTAAAACCTGCCGTAATAAGTTAATGTTTTACCGTAGAACTATTAAGTTAACCATTCCAAAAAAGTGAATGGTTTCTGTGCATTAGGCCAGTAGCTCAGTTGGTAGAGCAGCGGATTCCAAATCCCTTGCTTCCTCAGTAAATACCTGCCCTCCAGGCAATCCCACCGTAAAACAATTTCCCAGAAAATTCAGCCGTATTACGGTAGCCGTAAAACCCTTGCGGCATAGGCATAGCTGCGTCCAATTCTCAGAGGCAGAAATTTACGGGTGGGATTTAGGTGGGATTTAGGTGGAAAAAGTGGGGAACATATAAAAACAAACAAATAATGCACAAAAAAAAAGCCCCACTGCTTGCGCAATGAGGCTCTTCTACTAATGCACTCCAGCTAGCCGCTCATGCTCTTCTTCCTCGCATAAGCTTTCTGCCTTCATGTTCCGCAAGTGGAAGCTGATGGCATCCAGCTCCTTCAGCGTAGCAGTGTTGTCTTCAAACACTGCCCACTGATGCTTAGCCCTTTCCAAGGCCAGCTGAAACTCAGTGTGCTCATCTTCAGCATCCAACACCTCCAAGTCCTTCAGTTTAATCTTGCCCAGTTCCTGTCTATATAGGCTGAACAAGTTCTTCATGTACACATCCTGCTTCAGTACCATTTAGGCTCCTATATTTAGAGCAACCACAAGTGTTTGAGTTGCCAGATAATAAATTGCTTCTCTCGACTACAGTAAATAGGCCACAACGGCAGAGGCAGCACCAGTAGCTCTTGCCCTCTGCCTTGAGTCGCATAGGCTTTGCGGCTGGCCCGATAACCTTGAGCCAGCCAAACTCCTCTCCAATGATTGTTAGGTCAAGTGGTCTTGCCATCTTCTGAGTCTCCTATTGCTATGGCGTCATCTATTGGGTTGAGGCCTCCTCGCCAGCCATCAAATTCATAAAACTTAATAGCATACTGAGCATGACCGTCAGCCAGTTTGGTTACCTTGCCTCCCTTGGCAAGAAAGTGAGCGACCTCTGGCCCATATTGCGTCCTACCTGAGATCATCCCCAGCTTGGTGCTAGGGAACTTCCGGTTGAGGATTCTGTTGCACGCTTGGGTCAAGTCCTTCAGCAGCTCATCCTTTGAGTTTTTGACTTTTACGCTCACGTAACCTCACTTCCGTATAGTTAGTTTGGCAGTGCGCACACCGGAGATGAATCACATCTCCGTTTGCGCCAATGATTTCCGCAGTCAAGCGATTACAGCTAGGGCATAGGCTCATAACTTATTCTCCCTAGCTTTTAAGTACGTTCTCCAAAAGCTCTCTCTGAGCTCCTGCTCATAGGCTCGTAGTGGGTAGGCTCCCCTAGCCACAATCCTGCGCTTGGGGGTTGCTACCTCTACAATCCTCTGGCCTCCATAGCCGTAAACTGTGTTTTTCACTGTGCCTCTTCTACATAGACTTTGAAACGTGGTGAAAGGTAAGCAGTAATAAGCTCACCTTGATAGCCCTCTGGTGGAGTATCCAGCCTGCAGAGATACTTGTCTTTCTGCTCTACAAACTTGTCCTTGAGCCAGAGCCCCTCTTCCAGTATGCCGCTAGGGCCTTGTACCTTGCGGAAGGGTTGCGTGTTGTGTACGTCTGCTAAGGCCTTGCAGACCCAATTGCCTTGTAATGTGCTCACCATGCCTCCTCTTCTCCAGTAGCGCTATAAAGTTTGGCTTCATAGTTCTTAGTTATGGTGTATTCGGGCGCTGGCTCCAGTAGTGGGATATAGCTGCCTACGATGTAATCATGCTTGAAGCTGTAGTCCACATTCTCAGTATTGAAGTCCAGCTTCAGCTCCTCAATATCTGCATTTTCATCAAGGTCTAGCACAACCGTGATGGTTAGCTTTTTGTTAGTCATTTGACTACTCCTAGTTAAGTTGCCTAGTGATGCGCACGGTGTGCACCAAATGTGTACGAATATGTACGTGCGCATCATGAGCAACTCACCGTAGTGAGCTGCTATTGCTTAGGCTGCTTTCGTCAGGGAGCGGAGAGCACTAATCTTGTTGTTGCGCTTATCAATGTAGCGCTCAGTAGTCTCAATGGAGCTGTGTCGTAGCAGCTCCTTGACGTTGTAGATGCTTGCACCAAGGTTGTGGAGCTCTGTCGCAAATAAAGCTCTGAAGCCATGCACTGGCTTAATCTCATCACTGATGCCTACCTGTGCTTGCAGCCGAGAAAAGGCTCTGGAGAGCTCTATGGAGCTTTTCCAGTAGTTACCAAGCACAAACTCATGGTCATGCTCCCAGCTCTGCAGCTCCTCTATCAGACAGTCATGAACGATAGGCACCACAGCAGCGTGATGTTGCTTGACTTGGAACCACTTGCCACGTGCATCTTCATGGCTGTTGATATCTAGGAAGCTATCCTCCTGCAGTGGAGCCAGCTTGATATCTTTCCAGCGTAAGCTCAGCAACTCAGCGCCACGTAGGCCAGCATAGCGAGATAGCCACCAAGCTCTACGGAGCAGCTCCCAGCGCCTATGGAAGTCAGGGTTGACATTGGGCAGAGGGTTGGCAATACGTGCCTCAATGAGTTGTAGAATGTTGTCAGCCTGCTCCTTGGAGTAGCTGCTAATGTTGGCAGGGTCAGTCTTGAGGTTGCGGAACTTACGAGCATGCACGAGCGGCAGTGCTTTCGCTGCACGCTCGTTGTTCTCCTGCTCTACTCGCCAGTTCTCAAAGGAGCGAATGGTGCGGATTTTTTTGTTGATGGTATTAGGGCTCTGCCCTGCAGCTGCCCACTGTTGCTTGAGGAAGTCAACCTGCTCAAAGCTCTCCAGTTTTGCCAGTGTGTGGGAGTACTCCTTGAGAGTATTAGCGCTGCGCTCGTTAGCGATAAACTCTAGGAAAGCACGCTTGGAGCTTTCAAAAGAAGATACTTGGGCAGTTGCTGAGGATTCAGCTGAGGCTTTCTGAGCGTAGAGCTCAGCTAGGAGGGATTGTTGTTGAGCCTTGGTACGAGCCTGAGCTCGTAAGTCAACGTCTTTGATGAGCAAGCGCTCTGTGGCACGCTTGCCAGGGGTGTGGTAGTAGCCCTTCCAGTTACCACGTTTGTCTAGGGCCCATTGCTTGGTGGGTCTCGCCATTTTAGGTGCTCCGGCATTTGGACGCAATTCTGGGGGTCACCCCATGCGACCCCAATAGCGCCCGTGTTTGCTATTTGAAGCACCTAAATTACCCTTTATAAAACAAATTACAACATTATTTTTTGTAAAAAGGGTGATTAGCGTTGTAATGATAGTTGTAGCATCTCCATCAGTTTAGTTACCTGAGCCTCTGAAGCACGTAATCGCTCCTTGAGTTCTGCTACTTCATTTTGTAAAGCTTTCGCTTTTTCATCAGAAACCGCATTACTAGCTACTGGAGAACTGTCGCCAAATTCTCCACTAGCTAACATGAACTTTGGTATTTCTATACCCTCCGCAACCATCAATTCTTTCAGCTTATTCAGCTGCAGCGTTCCTCTTCTAGCCCTGTTGTTTAGTGCCTGCTGACTAGTCCCCAAGCGTTTTGCCAACTCTGTCTGATTCCAACTAGCCATCTCACATATGTACTTGACTAGCCTCATATGATTGTCTGCCTTGCCCATACTATCAATTTACACTCCAAAAAAAAGTTGTTGTAAAATGTTGTTTGGGGTTGTAGAACGATAACTCTTCCCCAATACATGGAGTAATTAGCGTCATGGATGACGACCCTACCCTTGTAGAAAACTTCAATGATTTTGTAGCATCTTGCCTCCCTGGCGAGAGCTTCCCAGTGCCTGCTTCATGGCAGGAAAAAATGCACGAGGTACGTGTGTTTGCTGATGCCCGTGTTCGTAACCGGAATGACCGTTTGCGAATCTGGCTCCAAGGCGAACCATTGCGCTTTGAGTGCAAATTCTGGGCTTTTGATACAGAGCCCAAACCTTACCGGACACATAAATGGGTAAAGAAACATTAATCACTGAGCTTTATGCTCAGGAGACTGATGAAAATGGGGTGTCGATGCTTTTGCTGGGAGCTCCAGGCTTAGGCAAGACAACATTTTCTATCAGTGGAGCACCAACTCCGGTGATAATCGACCTAGAGGGTGGAGCCAAGCGCTACAAGCGTTTGAATCCACAGCTGAAGAGAATTGATGCGAGTGCTTTAAAGTGGACACAATTTCTGGCGTTGCTCGATGTGGCGTTAACCAGTGATCATGAAACCATCATTGTAGACACTGCTGATGCAGCTGCAGAACTCCTCCGTCAGCATTTAGTAGAGGTCTTCTCTCTCAATATAGAGAAAGACTCTTTAGTAAACGCTGGCAGGGGGTACGGTCATGCCTATGACGTAATGGCTAGTCATTGGCGCATTATGACCCAAAAGCTCTCCCAACTCACGGCTATAGGGAAGCACGTAGTTGTTATTTGTCATGTTGATGACAAAGAAGTCACTAAACCTAACCAAAGGCCTTATACAGCGCAAGTCATCAGATTGCCAAAAAAGATTGCACCACTTCTCAGCGAGTGGGCAGAAATTATTGGACATCTGGAACTAGAGAGCTCTGACACTGGGGAAAGTGTGGAATCCAGTAAATGTAGATTATTGCACATCAGCCCAGATATACACGTATTGGCAAAGAATCGTTTCAATTTGCCAGAGCCAACCCTGGTGAACTCCACGTTTGGCAACCTCTTACAACTCATTGAAGAGTACAACCCATGAAGAACGACATCGTCCTATTTGACCCAGAGGTAACAACCCTCCAACCACGCATCATGCAGGAGGGCAATCACCTAGCAGCTATCGTAGCTATTGAGGTGATCCCATTGAGGGATGACAACCAAGTCTACCGTCAGATTAGGCTTCAGTGGAAAGGGGTGGCTGGGGAGATACGGCAAGACCTCATCTTTGAGCATTGGGGAGATCCAGAAAAGTCCGCCAGTGCCCTACGGATTACGTCAGAAGTTATTGGAAGCATTGCCCAAGCAACAGGGCATGTGGATGACGCTGGCAGGCCTAAAGTGGTTTCCATGAATAACATGATGAAACAGATAGGCAACAAACCAGTAGCAATTGCTGTGCGCAAGCAAGGCAAGTACAGCAAGGTAGCGCAAATTGCTGCGAGGTTGGAGGAGCTGCCAGCATTGGTAGCATCTGCAGCTCCAGAGGTGGTAGAGGAAACGCCTGAGATGATGAATGAGACCCTCAAAGCAATATTGGGTAGATGACCCTCAAGCCCAATTCTCATCAAATTTGGAATCAGAGCTGGGAAGAGCAGTTTATCTGGTATGGCATGCCTGTCATCTGCTCACCTTTCCGCCAAGACTACCTTATGAGTGAGTGCCCTGACCCGATGAATTCTCCAGATGCTCAGGAGCTGGCAGGTAAGTATCTGGAGACACTGGAAGAAAGAGTCCACTGGCCTTGGGAAGTCAACAAGGTCAGGCTCCAAGGGGTAGCACTGCATGTCAGAGATACCCCACATGAGGTGACTGTTTTTCAAAACAAGATACTCAGAGAGCTCTGGGGCACAAGGCCAGCCGTAGTCTATAAGGGAGGTGTCCCTTGGTACAATAAGCTCAAGGGCATCAGCTACAGTGTTTTCAAGGACAAGAGACTCAGGCCCCTCATTGTGTTTGAAGATACAGTGGAAGATGCCCTACTGAGAGAAGAGCTGTGACTCCAGGTGAGGTCTTTGAGCTCATCAAGTCCAAGCTCCCAGATGCTGCGCAAGTGAATGGTACTAGTGCAGTGTACAAGTGTCCTGAGAAGCGCAGGCAGAAACATGTCATCACGCTGCTGGAAGACAAGGTGGAGCTCCATTGCACCGGAGCTTGTACTGTCGAGGAGATCTCCCAGCAGCTGGAGCTGACAGAGGCAGCTACTCAATGGAAGGAAGCTCAGCGTATTGAGGTGGCTCAAAGGCTTTGCTCCCAACTAGCTGAGGGATACCTGCACCAATATCAAATGCCTGTCTTTGAGATCACAGGGCTACCTCCATTACTGCAGGACTATGTAGGCAATGTGTCAGAGCTCACAGGCTCAGACACTATCCTCACTACCATTGCAGCCTTGAGCACGCTAAGCGCTTATGCCATGCACAGACGCAAGCTAGTGGGTTATTTCCAAGACCTGCACCCCTGCATCTGGAGCCTGACGCTTAGCGCAAGTGGAGCCTTCAAGAGCACCGGACTCAGGCTAGGTACGCAAGTACTGAGAGATATGGACGGTGAGCTGCTCAAGCACATCAAAGCTGCTGAAGACAGTGAGGACGAGCTGCGCAAGGTAACGCTTCAAAAGCAGCTGAGAAGCCTGCCAGACTCCTTCAGCTGGCAGGGGCTTCTCGATAAGCTCCATGAGCAGGGTGGAGGCCTAATGATGCAGTCAGAGTTCTCTAGCTTTCTGCACAACCTGGGCGCTAAGTGGAACGAGGGAGCCAAGGCTAGGTTTACTTCCATCTATGACGTAGTAGAGCCGATAGAGGAGCGTACCAGAGGCAATGCCACTATCCGCATTGAGGAGCCTTATGTCTCTATCTGTGGAGTCAGCACTATTGAGTTCATCAGAGAGCTGATTACGACAGAAGATGTCAGAAGCGGCTTCCTGCCACGTTTTCTTATGTTCTCCCCTCCTAGTACCAGTAATAGCATTCCAGCGGCTTTACCAAGTGTTGCAACATGTTGCAACAGTAAGGAGTGGGATAGCTATCAGCGACTTTCTAAGCTTTGCCAATATTTACTACATTCTGAGCTCAAAGTGGGCAGTGCCAGCAACATGAGCCCAGAAGCCAGGGAGAGCTATACCCAGCATCATGATGCCATCTACAGCTGGGTATTTGAGCAGGAGCAAGGGATTCAGAATGCGCTCTACAGCTTTGCCAAGCGCTGGGGCCCATCGTTACTCAAGCTAGCAATGCTGATGCAGCTGCTCATCAACCCAAGGCAGGTAGAGCCCGATGAAGAAGCCATCCATAGCGCCTACCAAGTGCTGCTCTACGCAATGGGCTCCACCAAGCAGCTGCTGACTCAAGACCTGGGGCAATCTCCACAGCTGGTGAAGGAGTCCAAGCTGCTGACCTACATTGCCAAGCGTGGAGGGAGCCTCAGCTATCGACAACTGTTGCAAAGCCATGCCCTGACCGGAGGTGTGCGAGAGTATGACTACATCGTGGAGACTCTGGAAACCAAGGGAAAAATCAAGCTCACTGGAGACACTAAGGGCTCACGCCAAGTGGAGCTCTGTTGAGCCTAATCGGGGTAGAGGAGGGAGTAGTAGTTATAACTACTACGTACTCCCTCCTCTGCTCACCCCTCAAAACTACAGCCTCACAGCCCTATGCCTAGAGATGAAAAAAAACGCTACGAAACCTGGAAAAACAAACGCAAGAAGGAGGGACAGAATCGCTGGGAGAAGCTCAGGGAAGACCCAGACTTCTGGGAGCAGTTCCTAGCCCAAATTAGCGAGAAAGGCAGACTACGAGCTCACCTGACACTTTGGGAGATTCCATTCTCTGCCTACTATCGCTGGATTAATGCCAACCCTGAGCGCAAGGCTGATGTCGCTGCAGCTCTGGAGGCTGCAGGCCACAGCTATGCTGAAGCTGCTGCTGATGACATAGATGGCTTTGACATGACTGACCCAAGGTTCGCCAGACTTAGGCTAGAGCAGCAACGCTGGTTTGCTACCAAGTATGCTCCTGAGACCTACGGAGATAGGGCCAAGCTGGAAGTTGAGCACTCCAACAAACAGCAAGACCATCTAGCTGCACTGAAGGAGCTGGCCCAACTGAAAACACTGCCTCATCTCAAGGTGATTAACCCAAAGGAGAGCGATGAAGATTAGAAACCGTCTAAGCACAGAGAGCTACTACCGCATCATGGAGCTGATGAAGTCCAAGAAAGCCACTTGGGAGCATTTACCAGCTCTAAAGCTCTGCCAGAATCTGGAGAAAGTAGGCTATACCGTGGCTCCCTGGCAGTTGCGCAATATGAGAAAGATATTGGGCTGGAAGCTGGTCACCAAGCCAACCAAGCAACAGACCTTTGCCCTGCAGAAATGGAGTGAGATTCGTAAGCACAAACAGGATAACCAAGAGCTCATCGTGACCGTCAAACGTCAACGAGACACCATAGAGCAGCTCAGTGCCCAGCTGACTACTCTGCAGCAAGAGTTGAAGCGCCATGTCTGGTAAGACCATTGAAGTCAAGGAACTGGCCCAAGAGCTCAAGGTGGATAGCTCCCGTATACGGCAGATGATGAAGTTTCTTCAGATACAGAGCACTGGTGTGGGTAACGCTGGACAGACTCAGGTGCTGCATGTTGAGGATGCTCAAGCCATCCGCCACTACAAGCATAGGCCCAAGCACTCAGGCTATACCAGTTTGCAAGACCAGCAACGTAGGCTGAAGATCACTCTGGAAGATGTTGAAAAACTGTTGCAACAGCTAAATCTAGCGCCTCATGAGCTTTCGCCAGGGTATCTCTACCTGACTCTGGAGGAAGCGCTGCAACTACGTGAGCAACACTATCTGAACCTCATAGAGCAGCTGGGTGATTAGCTACGCAACCTATCGCAATCCCATGCTGCTGAAGCCTCTTAGTCAGAGGCTGCTGCAACGCCTGGAGAAGCTTAGGAAACGTAATCCACTGAAGTACTGCAGGCTCTGTGATTGCTGGAAGCCTAGCTCCAAGCGCTATTGGAGTGAAGCCCATAAGGTGTGCAGGTACTGTCTGTACCATAGGTACTGAGGGAGTGAATTGGGGAGAGGGTATAGCCACGAAACAAACCCCAAGATGACTCACGAGCATACGGGGTCATCAGCCCAGAAAGGCAGAGCGCTGCGGCTATGGTATCCGCTGCTCTGCCCAGTAAACATGAGGCCTAGCTGGTGGCAACCGTAATACGATAACCGTAAAACCATAGGAAACCGCCAACTTCTGGGCCAAATGCGCAGCTGGAGCCCCCCCCTCGCTGCTTTTGGGGCCGAAATAGTTTGAGTACCTAAACACCCCCCAGTTTTTTTAAAATTTTTGGTAGCAGAGGCTAGCCTAACCAGCACAGGGCTTTTCGTTAATTTCCCCCTGAGCCGCAACCAATAGGCAGTTTCCCGCATGCCTGCCAACGGTCTGCTACCCCAGCTATAGCCAGTAGAGGCGCTGCAGATAACTCCTTGCACAGGGTGACCTTTTATGGACTCAGCACCCTGAGCCGCAACCGATGTGTAGTTGAAGAGAGCGGCTACTAAGGTCTACTGGCTTCCACCCCAGCAACCATCAGTGTTGCAACATTCTGCAACAGCCATAGGAAGGCGCATATGCAAGCAAGTTTTGAAGACAAGAACACACCAGACAGTGAGGCTAGAGAGCAAGAATTCAAGCAGTACTACGAGAAGGCCTACCCTTACGTGGAGCTGATGCACAACGGCAGGTTTCACGAGCTGGACTTCACAGCCGTGGACACCAGCTGGGTAGAGGAGAAGAACAAGGAGAACAACAAGGTAGAGTGCTACATAGAGCTCAAGGGGCAGAAGACCAGACCTCAAAGGGTGCAGGCCTTCAACCAGGGGAAGTTTACAAAGATGCAGCAGCTCTGGGACTACCAGAAGATCACCAGCAAGGTGTACTTCCGTTACTTTGAGCAGGACGAACCTGGCATCTATTGGCTTTGGGAGCCTTATACGGGCAGGGGCTGGAAGAAGGCTTTCCAGGGGCATTGGATGCAGGGCAATGGGATTATCTATTTCCCACTGGAGGACTTGGAGCAGGTAAACTTCAACACACTGATAGAGCAACAGGAGAGGCTGTATGGGATTTAGTGCAGAGGAGAGACGCAAGTACTTAGGGGGAAGTGATTGTGCAAGCGCTGCTGGCATGAATGAATGGCAGAGCCGCTACCAGCTCTACCAGCAGAAACTAGGGCTAGCACCAGCTTTCAGTGGGAATGCGGCAACCCACTGGGGGAACATGTTGGAGGAGCCTTTACGGCAGGTAGCAGCACGAGAGACAGGGCTAAAGTTCCGTAGAAGCAGCAAGACATTTCGCCATTCGCAGTTTGAGTACTGCGTGGCGCATGTGGATGGTTTACACCGTGAGGCTGGCTTGGAAGTAAAGACCGCAAGCTTTCGGAGCAAGAAGAAGTTTGCACCCACTGGTGAAGTGATCATGGAGCCTGGAGAAGGGCTCCCCCTAAACTACTACTGTCAGGTGCAGTGGTACATGATGATCACAGGCAAGAGTCTCTGGTATGTGATAGTAGGCATCTTGGGCGAGAATGACATACGGCTCTACAAAGTGCCCTACAACAAGAGCTTTGCGCAGCGATTGTTGGACAAGTGTACTCACTTCTGGGAGGAGCATGTGCTCAAGCAGGTTCCACCAGAGCTGGAGTTTTTGGCAGACATGGAAGCAGCCTATCCAAGGGGGAATGATGAAACAGTCGAGTGTCCTCAGTCGCTCGTGGTGGCAGTGGAGCAGTTTCGCCAGTGCAAGCAGAAGCAGAAGCAGCTGCAAGAGCAAATGGCGTTACATGAAGCGCAAATTAAGGGGCACATGCGTGAAGCTCAGACGTTGGTATCTCCAGCTACGGGCTTGGTACTGGCAACATGGAAAGACCAGAGCCGCAAGGTCTTGGACACAAAAAAGCTCAAGGAAGAGCAACCAAAATTGACAAAAGCCTACGAGCTTGAAAGAACGAGTAGAGTTTTCAAGCTTGTGGAGCTAGAGGAATTTGGATGAAGCACAGAAACTAGTACTAGGCTGGCCTCCCAGCGTCAATGGCTACTGGAGACAATTCCAGGGCCGCACCATCCTCTCCAAGGCAGGGAGACTTTACAAGAAGTCTCCTGCCCCCTCCTTTCAGCGCTACACAGCTCAAGACCGTTTAGCAGTAAGCATAGAGTACTATCCACCTTCAAAAGCAGCCAGGGACTTGGACAACCATGCCAAGGCAGTGCTTGACCTCTTGATGCACTGGGGAGTTTTCCCAGATGATTCGCAAGTAGATGAGCTGCATTTGTATCGTAGAGATATCCAACGCCCAGGCAGAGCTGAAGTAACGATTAGCAAATTATGAGCAAAGGCAATGTCTATCGTGAGTTTCTGGAGCGTTATTACGATGACCCCAATGGGTTTGTCATTAACGTACTGAAGGTCACCCCTCAGCCTTGGCAATCCCAACTACTAGACCAGTTTGCACGTGGTACACGGAGATGCAGTTGTGCGGCAGGCCACGGGGTGGGCAAGAGTGCAGTAACGTCCTGGGCCATGCTGTGGTTTCTGCTGACAAGATACCCCATCAAGCTGGTAGCCACGAGCCCTACCCAGAGCCAGCTTTTTGATGTGCTGGCTGCTGAGGTCAAGCGCTGGATTACAGAGCTTCCAGAGGCTCTGAGAGAGCTTTTAGTAGTCAAGAGTGAGCGCATTGAGTTGGCAGCATCTCCTACAGAGGCTTTCCTGAGCTTCAAGGTGAGCCGCAAAGACCAGCCCGATGCCATGCAGGGAATCCACTCAGCTACAACTTTTTTATGCGTAGATGAGGCTGCTGGAGTGGATGAGGCTGTATACGAAGCAGCCTATGGCAGTATGACGAGCGCAAACGCCTACATATGCTTAATTGGCAACCCCACAAGAAGCACAGGCTACTTCTTTGACACGCATCACGTGAACAAGGGCACGTGGTACACAATGAACGTCAGCTGCCTCGACTCGCCAATGGTGAGCCCAGACTTCATCACAGAGATGAGGGACAAGTACGGCAAGGAGAGCAACCAGTGGCGTACTCGTGTCTTGGGGTTATGGCCTACGGTGGATGATGACACGGTCATCCCCCGTGGCTTAGTGGAGGATGCAGTCAGCCGTAGAGTCAAGGTTCCGCATGACTACCCAACCATCTGGGGCCTGGATGTAGCCCGTATGGGTGCAGACAAGTCAGTGCTGGTGGAACGTCAGGGCCGCAAGGTAACGAAGATACAGAGCTGGGAGAAGCTGGACTTGATGACCCTGGCAGACAGGGTTGACCACTTGTATCAGGATGCAGAGCAGCAGCCCATAGAAATATGCTGTGACAATATCGGTTTAGGAGCTGGTGTAGTGGACAGGTTGCGTCAGCTGGGTGTGCCAGCAATAGGCATCAATGTCAGTGAGACCCCCAGCAAGGCGGACACTTACGCCAATAAGAGAGCAGAGCTCTGGTTTACTTGCAGAGAGTGGCTTGGAGGGGAAGTAGAGTTACCAGACCATCAGCAGCTCGTAGAGGATTTAGTGGCTCCACGGTTTGAGTACAAACCCAATGGCACATTAGGGCTGGAGCGCAAGGAAGTCACAGCCAAGAGGCTCCGCAAGTCACCGGACTTTGCGGATGCTCTTTGTCTAACCTTTGCGAGCCCGATGTTGGACAGCAGTGGCTATATTCGGAACAAACGCAAACCTGAGCGCAGAAACGCAGGAGTAGTCGCATGAGCCTGACCCAATGCCCAGAGTGTCAAGGGCCGCTAGCACCACCTACAAGAGCCTATCCAGCATTGCATTGCGAAGCGTGCAACAAGGAATGGTTTGAAGTTGATATCCCAGAGAAGGAACCCAATGGCTGAGTACATCCCACTAGACGAAATAAGCTTCCAGGCTTGGGTCAGTAACACGATTACAGAAAGTATTGACTACATTGACACGGAGCTCTCTCCAGACAGAGCTCGTGCCATGCGTTACTACCTGGCAGAGCCCTTTGCAGACAGTGGAGACAATCCGGTAGAGCAGGAAGGCAGAAGTCAGTACCAAGCAAAGGAGATACATGATGCGGTGCAGCAGTGTCTGCCCAGCATCATGCGTACCCTCTTCTCAGCTGAGCATGTAGTCGAGTTTGAGCCCAGACAGGCTGATGATGTTCCACTGGCACAACAGGCAACGGAGTACTGCAACTATCTTCTCAAGGATAGACTTGATGGATATACATTGCTGGACACTGTCATCAAGGATGCCCTCATCAAGGGAGTAGGAATTGCGCAAATTTGGTACGAGGAACAGGTAGAGACCATAGTACGGGAGCTAAGTGGCATCAGCCAGGAAGTAGCAGCTGCAGTAATGCAACAGGGCCAGTGGGAGATTACGAGCTCCAGCCAGAGTGAGGATGGGCTATTCAACCTGACCCTGAGCAAGACCAGCTCCAAGGGGAAGGTATGCGTAGATGCCGTACCACCAGAGGAGTTCCTCATCAACAGAAATGCAGTCAGCCTCAAGGATGCAAAAATCCTGGCACGTAGACAAAGGCTCACCGTCAGTGACCTTGTGGACATGGGCTATGACCCTGAGCTCGTGATGCAATACGCTGATGTGGATGACACCTACAAAAGCAATGAGGAGTGGCTCCTACGAAATCCAACCTGGAGGGAAGAAGAGCAGACAGAATCAGACCCAGCAAATAGAGAAGTGCTCTACATTGAGGCCTATGTGAATGTGGACTTGGATGGAGATGGCAGAGCAGAGAGACGCAAAATCTGCTGCATGGGTAGCGCCTACAACATCGTGCGCAATGTAGTGGTAGATGACCATCCTTTTGTAGTATTCCGCATGAGCTGCCTGCCACATCATTGGAGTGGCGAAAGCCTATTTGATGAGCTGGCAGACATTCAACGCACCAAGAGTGCAACCATGCGCAACATGCTGGACTCGCTGGCATTAGCAACGACCCCCCGTGTGGCGTATGTTGAGGGACAAGTGGACTATGCTGAGCTGAGCAATGATGAGGTTGGAGCTTTGATAGCTATGCGTCAACCTGGAGCCATCCAGCAGCTCACCATTGACTACGTAGGCCAGCAGGCCCAACCCATGTTGGAATACCTCGACAGAGTCTCCCAGAAGCGCACAGGGCTTACTGATGCGTCTCAGGGCCTGGATGCTTCCAGCCTCCAGAGCACTACTGCCATAGCAATAGATAGCCAAGTCAAGGCAGCTCAGGCACGCCTGGAGCTCATCACCCGTACCCTTATCGAAACAGGCATCAAGCCATTGTTTGAGAAGATGTTGCTCTTGATAACCTACCATCAAGACCAGCAGGACATGATGATGCTGCGAGGGCAGTACATCCCGATAGACCCTAGTGGCTGGCCTCTGATGAATGTCAGAGTCAGCCTGCCCATTGGGGGAGCAGATGTTGCGCAAAAATCCCAGCTC